TTTTCCGTGGGGCGTTTTCCGTGGGCGGCTTGATGATGCCGCGCCGGTAGGAGATCGCACCCCGCCGCCCTACATAGCTATATAGGAGAGGGCAGCAGCACCCCGCCCCGCTGGACAGATCGCCCCGGACAGGCCGCGCCGGGCCGATGATGCCCCGCCGCCGCGCCCCGCCGGATCGAATCGGTGACAGGCTGTCACCAGTTCAGCCCGCCCCGCGATACCTCAAAGGATGCCCGCCGCCGGTGTTTTGCCGCCCTTTTCCGTCATTTTGACGGCTTTTCAGCCTGTTTTGGCGGGATTTTTCCCGGATTTTTGGCGATTTTGACGACTGAAAAAGTCCGATTTTTCGGTCTTTTCTTCCTTTTTCTACCATTTTCCGGGCCACCGGCAAGGTACTGGGGAGGAAGATTCTTCCACTCACGGGTCCGAAAGCCCGAAAATTTTCTAGGTATAGGGGCTTTTTTGCACTTCCCCGGAGGGGGGTCTGAAAAAGTTAGGGGGGATTTTTTCGGGAAAATTTTCAAAATGATACACTGTGATACACTTTTCCGGGTATAATGGGTACAGTGAAAAGTAAGCGAAGCTCCACGGCGTTATGTCGTGGGGCTTTTTCTTTTGCGCGGATTCTGGAAACGGGGTGCAGGAGTGATGCAGGATGCCGAAGCGGAACGACAAGCGCGACACCGCCAAGGCTGAGTACGTCAAGCGGCGGCGGTCAGGCGAGAAGATCAATCTCAAAGACTTTGCCAATGAGCTGGGCGTGACCTATGGCACAGTCCGCAACTGGAAAAGGATCGACCAGTGGGAAGATGCCATAGAGCGCAAGCGCGGCGGGCAACCCGGCAACAAGAACAGCCGGGGCAAGAAGAACGCCAAGGGCAACACCGGTGGCGGTGCGCCGGATGGCAACACCAACGCGGAGAAAGACGGCGCATATAGCACCATCCACCTTGACCGGCTGACCGAAGAGGAACGGGCGTGGCTGGATGCGATACCCACCGGGGCCAGCGCGAACAACGCCTATGAGTTGAAGCTGCTGCGGATTCAGCAACGGCACATCATGGAGAAGATCGCAGAGTACGAAAAGTGCAACCCGGAAGAACTGTTCACGGCCACCATCACCGATATGCGCAAACCCGGCCTGGATGCCGAGGGCAAGACGGCGGACAGTGCCGTGCAGAAGATGGCGATGGTCAACAAAGACAGTGCCTTTGTCCGGGTGACGCAGTTGCGGGAAGCTCTGAACAAGGTTTCCGGCAGAATCATTTCCCTTACGACCCAGATTCGCCAGCAAGAAGAATTTGAAAAACGGTACGCTCTGGAACTGGCCCGCCTTGACATTGCAAGGATGCGGGCGACCGGTGAGGTAGACGTAGACCCGGAGGGGGACGAAGAGGATGAAGAAGAAGCTCCACACGACAAAGATAGTGGCGCAGTATCTTGACCTGTCCGAACGCCGGGTACGCCAGCTCCGGGACGAGGGGGTGCTGGAAGAGAAAGCCCCCGGCCTATACGATCTACGTTCCAGTGTCCGGCGATACATCAACTACCTGCGGGGCGACGAGGGCGGCAAGGCTGATCTCAACGAAGAGCGGGCGAAGCTGACCAAGGAAAAGCGGATCGCTGCTGAAACCGAGAACAAGGTGCGGAACGGTGAGCTTTACCGCAAGTCGGATATTATGACCGGCATGACCACCATCGTCATGAACCTGCGTTCGAGATTGCTTGCCCTGCCGAACAAGCTGGCAGCGAACATCGCCAAGCTGGACGGCGACGAGGACAAGATCATGGACTTGCTGCAAAGCTCCCTCCACGAGATCATGGAAGAGTTTTCAAATTATCAGGTCGCATTGGAGCGGCCAAAGGATGATGAAGATGAACAAGACGGAGAAAAAACCGGATAAACCCGGAAGCGAGTGCAAGGGCTGTCCGTGGGGTAAGCGCATCCATCAGCGGCTTATCCTGTGTATGTTCCCGGAATGCGTCAGGGGTGAGTCGAAACGTGAAGAAGAAACGGATCGTAAAACTTGAACAGCAGACCGTGGAGCTGTTCGCGGAGGTTTTGAGCAAGCTCCGTCCGCCACCGCCGCTGACCGTCAGCCAGTGGGCGGACAAGTACCGGGTGCTGTCCGCTGAGTCCAGCGCAGAGCCGGGGCGGTGGCATACAGAGAAAGCCCCCTACCAGCGGGCTATCATGGATGCCATTGGTGATCCTCACGTCCGGTCGGTCGTCGTCATGTCAGCAGCGCAGATCGGCAAGACGGATGCTTTCATCCTCAACCCGTTGGGATACTACATGGACTATGCACCCTGTCCGGTGATGTGTATGCAGCCGACCCTTGACATGGGACAAACGCTCTCGAAAGACCGCATTGCTCCCATGATCCGGGACACGCCCCGGCTTACCGGCCTTGTAGATACCAAGAGCCGGTACGCTGGCAACACCGTCATGAAGAAGAATTTTCCCGGCGGACACATCACCATTGTGGGTGCAAACAGCCCGTCCAGCCTTGCCAGCCGCCCCATCAAGGTGCTGCTGGCGGACGAGATAGACCGTTACCCCAAGAGCGCGGGAACTGAGGGCGATCCCCTTGATCTGGCAAAGAAACGCCAGACGACCTTTTGGGACTACAAGACCGTCATGGTCAGCACTCCCACCATCAAGGGAGACAGCCGAATCGAGGATGCCTACTTGCTTTCTACGCAAGAGGAATGGAACGTACCATGCCCGGAATGCGGAGCATACCAGCCGTTCCTCTGGGAGAACGTCAAGTTTGACCCGGATGATCTCGACAAGGGCGTGAGCTACGTCTGCCGGGAGTGCGGCTGCATCGCCAACGAATACCGGTGGAAAGAGCAGGGCATTCACGGCAAGTACGTTGCAGCCAACCCCGGCGCAGAAGCCAGAGGATTTCACCTGAACACGCTGGCTTCAACCTTTGTGGGCTGGAAAGAGGTCGTGCAGAAGTTCATAGAAGCCAAGATCGCCCTTGACCACGGCAACCCCGAACAGATGAAAGTTTGGGTGAACACCGAGCTGGGCGAAACGTGGGAAGAGCGTGGAATCCAGTTGGAGGACACCGAGCTGTTCAACCGCCGCGAAATCTACGCCGCAGAAGTGCCGGACGATGTTCTGTATCTTACTGCCGGTGTTGACGTGCAGGACGACCGCTTTGAAGTTGAGGTGGTCGGCTGGGGCGAGGGTGTGGAGAGCTGGGGCATCCGCTACCAAAAAATCTACGGCGATATGCTGTCGGATCAGGTGTGGGACGACCTTGACAACTTCCTGCTCCAAACGTGGCGCAAGGCGGATGGCACGGCCTACCCACTGTTGGCTACCTGCATCGACTCAGGCGGACACCACACCGACGCGGTGTACCGGTTCGCCAAGGAACGGCTCAACCGCCGTATCTTTGCGATCAAGGGCATGGGCGGCAGCGGAGTCCCGTTCATCCGCAACCCGTCCAAGAACAACCGCGTCAAGGCGGAGCTGTTCATTCTGGGCGTTGACGCTGGCAAGACGACCATCTACCAGCGGTTGGAGGTCAAGACCCCCGGCCCGAACTACTGCCATTTCCCGTCCAACCCGGAAGCGGGTTACACGGAGGAATACTTCAAGGGCTTAACGGCTGAGAAGAAAGTAGTGCGGTTTGTGAAAGGCCGCTTGAAAGAATACTGGGAAATCAAAGACAAAGAGCATAAACGAAACGAGCCGTTGGACTTGCGCAATTACGCAACCGCGGCTCTTGCCATTTCTCACCCTGTGCTGAAAAAGACGGACGCAGACGGAACCACCGTCCAGCCGGTCAAGAAAGCGCGGGGCCGTCGTCAACTTTCGGGAGGTATCTAAATGGCAGGAATTACGCTGGAAACAGCACAACGGATGCTGGACGTTTGGGTAGCCGCCGAAGAGAGCGTATCGCACGGCCAGAGCTACCAGATCGGCAACCGGTCGCTGACCAAAGCCGACCTGACGCAGATCGGTAAACGAATCGAATACTGGTCGAACAAGGTGACGGAACTTTCCCGCCAGCGGAACGGCAGGAACCGGATGGGGCATTTTGTACCCCGCGACCTGTAAGGGAGGGCTGACATGGGAATGTTTGATAGCCTGCTCACGGCGATTGCCCCGGAGCGGGCGGTGAAACGTGCCGCCGCTCAGTCGGCAATACGGGCAATCAATTCGGGCTACTCCAACTATGGAGCCAGTCTGCACAAGAAATCCATGCGGGGCTGGACATGGCACGGAGGAAGCCCGAAAGAGGACATCGAGGATAATCTTCGAGTCCTGCGGGAAAGAAGCCGCGATGCCTTTATGGGCGTTCCGCTGGCGACCGGTGCAATCAAGACGATGCGCACCAACGTGGTGTGCGGCGGCTTGACCCCGACACCCCAGATCGACAACGCCTTTCTGGGTATCTCCGATGAAGAAGCCCAGAAGATCAACGCCCAGATCGCACGGGAGTTTGGCCTGTGGGCGAACAAACCGACCTGCGATGCAGACCGGCTCGATAACTTCTATATGCTCCAACAGCTCGTGTTCACGGGTTTCCTGCTGAACGGTGACGCTGTGGCGGTGCTGCAAAACAAGAAGTCGCCCGGTGTGCCGTATGATCTGCGGCTGCGAATCATCGAAGCCGACCGGCTGTGTTCGCCCAGCTTCATGGATGTGCTTTCGCCCTGCGAGATCAACGGTCGCCATGTTGAAAAGATCGTGCAAGGTGTTGAAACCGATGCCGAGGGCATGGTCGTTGCCTACTGGATTTGCGACCGTCACCCGCTGGCAAGCACGGCGGCGGCTGGCCTTGCAGCATCACACTGGACGAGAGTGGAAGCCTACGGCGCAAAGACCGGGCGGCAAAACATCCTGTGCCTGATGCAGCGTGACCGCGCCGGTCAGGTGCGGGGAGTGCCGCTGCTGGCTCCGGTGCTGGAAAGTTTGAAGCAGTTGGGCCGCTTCACGGACGCAGAGCTGACCGCCGCTGTGGTGTCAGCCATGTTCACGGTTTTCATCAAGAAAACGGATCAGTCTGACGAGATACCGTTTGGCGAGATGCTTCCGCCGGAGGTGCAAGTGGATGCCCCGGACAAAACCAGTGTAGAGCTGGCTCCCGGCGCGTTTATCGACCTGAATCCCGGCGAAGATGTACAGTTTGCAGACCCCAAACATCCGGCCACGGGATTTGAAGCGTTCATGAACGCCATTGTGAAGCAGATGGCCGCAGCGTTGGAAATTCCGTCCGAGGTGCTTTACAAACAGTTCAGCACAAGTTACTCAGCGGCGCGGGGCGCACTGAACGAGTTCTGGCGAACAACCGGGATGCACCGTGACTGGTTTGCAGATTATTTCTGCCAGCCGGTCTACGAAGCATGGTTCCGGGAAGCTGTGTGCAAGGGCAGGATCAAAGCCCCCGGTTTTCTGGTTGACCCGGCTGTGGCCGCGGCCTACATGAACTGCACATGGAACGGCCCGGCACGGACAAACCTCAACCCCAAGGATGAAGCCGCAGCCGCCCAGATGCGGGTGAACAGCGGCTTCTCTACGGCAGCACAGGAAACCGCCCAAATGACCGGCGGAAGTTACGAAGCAAATATGCGGCAACGGAAATCCGAAGCCGCACTGAAACGGGAGGTGGACGAAATTGCAGGAGCACAAGCACAACAGCAAACCGCTGTTCCTGAACGGAACGGCGGCGACCCCGGCAAAGACGAATAATAAGAAATTTTGGGAGTTCCGCAATGCAGCCGACACCGGCGGCACGGCGGAACTTCTGCTTTATGGCTACATCAGCGAAACGAGCTGGATGGGCGATGAAGTGACCCCGAAAGAGTTCGCCGCTGATCTTGCGACGATCCCGGCAACGGAGGATTTGACGGTGCGCATTTGCAGCGGCGGCGGCGACGTTTGGGCTGCACAGGCAATCGGTGCGCTGCTGGAAAACCGGATCGGAACAGTCACGGCGCAGATCGAGGGCATTTGCGCCAGTGCCGCAACCATCGTGGCAAGTCATTGCAAGGTGGTCAAGGCGGCGGAAGATGCAACCTACATGATCCATCCCATCCGTGTGAACCCGAACGGGTTTGTGGACATGGCGGGCTTGCAGCAGCTTATGGATGCGCTGACCGTGATGCGTACCAACGTGCTGAACCAGTACGCCAAAAAGACCGGCCACACCGTCGAGGAAGTGGCGGCGTGGATGGATGCTACATCGTGGTGGTCTGCAAACGAAGCCAAAGAACACGGCTTTGTGGATGAAGTCACGACCGGCAACCAAACCAAGGCACAGGTCGAAAACCGCAACGGTGCGCTGTTCATCAACAGCGTTGCCGTGCCGGGTGCTTTCGACGATGCCCCTGAATTTGTACGAAACCGCGCTGTGGTGGCCCCTGCCGCAGAGGGCGGTTTTGTAAATACCACCGACAACAGCAACCCGGCGGAAGAGCCGGACAACGACAACGGAGGAACCGAAATGGAGTTCAAGAACAAAGAAGAGCTTCGGGCGGGCTGTCCTGATCTGGTCAATGAGATCGTGAACGATGCCCGTGCAGAAGCACAGAAGCAGGAACGTGACCGTCTTGCCGCCATTGACGAGATCGCAGACACCATCCCGTCCGAGCTGGTGGCAGAAGCCAAGTATGGCGCAAAGGCTTGCACCGCACAGGAGCTTACCTACCGCGCCGCTCTGGATGCAAAGAAGAAAGGCCATAAGCTGCTGGACGATGTGCAGGACGACGCACAGGCCAGCGGCGCAAATGCCGTGGGCGGTGCAACCGCTGGCGGTGTGGGCGGTACTGGCGTGACCAACACCAAGCCGACCGATGCCGAGAAGCGGGCCGCTTTCAAGAACCTGCTGCACCCCAAAAAGGAGGACTGACCTATGGCAACTAAGATGCTGAGTGAAAAGCTGGGCGAGGTTGAGTACGACAACCTGATCGTGGGTCTGACCCCGCCCAAGCGCGTCGGTGCTGGCAAGATCGCCAGCACCGGCAGTAAAGAAGCAACCTATACCCGCGGTACTGTGTTCGCCAAGAGCGCAAAGGACGGCAAGCTGTACATTCTGGGCAGCACCGCAGCTTCCGGCGACACGCTGACCGCTGACTGCATCCTGACCGACGACGTGACCGTCCCGGCCACCGGCGATGCGACCACCACCGTTTATCTGGCTGGCTGTTTCAACCCGGACAAGCTGGTGGTCAAGGACGAGTACACCATGACCGAAGCGGACAAGAGCGCACTGCGCATGAACGGCATTGCAGTCCTGCCCGTGACTGAGATGTGAAAGGAGGATACATACAATGGCTGAGATTCTTCTGAATTTCTTCGACAACATCATTCTGGCAACAGCCGTTGAAGAGGTCGTCCCGGCGGTCGGCTTCTTCAAAGATCGCTATTTCCCGACCGGTGCAGGTGACATTTTCAAGGCCGACAAGGTTATTACCGAGTACCGCGACGGCGACCGCAAACTGGCCGCGTTTGTTGCTCCCCGTGTTGGCGACATTCCCATGACCCGCCGCGGCTATGAGATCACCAGCATCCAGCCCGCCTACATCGCACCGTCCCGTCTGCTGACGCTGGACGAGCTGACTAAGCGCGGCTTTGGCGAAGCAATCTATCCCGGCATGGACGAGCAGCAGAGAGCCGCCCGTCTGCTGGTGGATGATATGGCCGACATGGATGCCCGCATTACCCGCCGCGAAGAGTGGATGGCTGCGCAGACCATGATTAACAACGGCTGCGATATGGTGGAGTACATCGACGATGTGACGCAGGGCGACACCAAGCAGGTGCGCTTCTTCACCGGCGAAAAGAGCGACCACCTGTATACCGTGGCAAAGAAGTGGAACGAGACTGGCGGCGATTATCGCAGCGATGTGCGTAATATGTGCCGTATGCTGTCCGCTCGTGGCCTGCCTGCCGCCGATCTGATCCTCGGAACGGATGTTGCTGATTACATCCTGACCGATGAAGCAACCCAGCGGCTTCTGGACAAGAACAGCGGTATCATCACCGGCGAGATTCGCCAGCAGCTTTCCAAGTACGACGGTGTTGTGCTCATGGGTACTCTGAACTTCGGCGGCTTCATGCTCACCGTGTTCAGCGTTGATGAAACCTACTCCGACGACAACGGAGTGACGAAGAAGTATTTCCCTGCCGATGCTGCCATGGTGACTGCTCCCAACTGCGGCCACATGATGTACGGCTCCATCACCCAGATGGATTACGGTCAGGTGAACTACTCGACCTATGCTGCAAAGCGTGTTCCGAAGTTCGTTGTGGATCAGGACAAGGACACCCGCAAGCTCCGTCTGGGCTGTCGTCCTCTGGCCGCTCCCAAGAACAGGAACCCGTACATCTTCGCCGCAAACGTGGTGGGCTAAACCGGAAAGGAGCAGCTACATGAAGATCGTTCAGATCATCGCCGGTGGTTACGGCCACCGCCCAAAGGCACACGCCCCCGCCAAGCTGATTATGGCGGGGGAATTTGTTTGCCTTGATGATGCCGAAGCCGCCCGCCTTGTGCAGCAGGGCGTGGCAGTCTATGGAGAACCAGACGAGGAAACCCGCGAGATCGTGGAACAGGCAGATGCCGACAGCGGTGTGCCTGAACCGCAGCCCGCAGCGGAGGACAAACCGACCCGCAGAAAGGCCCGCAAGACCTCCGCGGAGTAACGGGTGCAACCATGACCGACTTTCTGGAAATGGCAATGGCCGACATTGACGAGGTTTTCTTTCAAGAGTTTGTCGAAAAGCACACCATCGACGGAGAAGAGTTCGATGTTGTGCCGTATGAGGTAGACCTGAGAGAACGCAAATCGCACTGGGAAGCCGGAGCCAAACAAAACTTCGACCAAGGCTTGTACATTTCGCAAAAGCAATTTTTTGTCCGGGCAGAAGATTATGGTCCCGCTCCGAAAATCGGGAAACCGATGGAGTATGACAAAATCACATACTCGGTGAAAAACTGCCAGACGGAACATGGCTTGTATCTGGTCACGTTGGAGAGGGTGCGGCAGTAATGGTAAAAGCAATCTACGATGTGCAAGTGCCGAACATCGGTGAGGTGGAACGTGCGCTCGGCGATCTGCATGACAAGGCTCCCAGAGCCATGAAGAATGCAGTCAACCAGACCGCCACGAGAGCCAAGAACATGATGGTTCGGCAGGCACGGCTTCGGTACGCCGTCAATTCCGCCGGTCGCCGTCACCTGAATGCGTTGAAAATCCGCAACAGGGCGACGACGCAGAACCCCACGGCGGAGATTTTTATTTCCAGCCGCCGAAACGATCTGGGCGATTTTCAGTCAAACCCGGCTGTTCCTCACATGGGAACAAGCTGGGTTTTGTCGCCTGAGTTCCACACCTCCCGTGTCTTGAAGAAAAATCCGATGGCCCCGCTGACCGGCGGACAGACCGATTACGGTCAGGCGAGTAAGGGCTTTCTGGTGAAGTTCGACAGTGGACACGTTGGCATGGTGCAGAGGATTCTCGGTCGTCCGGCGACAAACCCGAAATCGACAAGATGGAGGAACAGGAACGGCATCGTAGAAAAACTCTACACCATGTCCAGCCCGTCGGCCAGTGCTATGCACAGTACGGTATGGCGGGAAGAGGTGGAGCCGGACAGCGAGATCATCTTGCAGGAGCGGTTACAGCATGAGGTATCCAAGATTCTGCTGCAAGCCGGGAGGAAAGCAAAGTGAGAGAAAGCAACTATACGCCGGTTGACGCTGTGAAGTGTCTGCACGAAGAGCTTGAAAAACTCTTTGAGGGCAAGACGTTCAGCGGTCAGGGCAAAGATAAGCCGCTCAACATCTTCGACTTTGAATTTCCGACCGACTTCGGCAACGACGAAGATGTGGACACAGTAGCCGCCGCCGCCCCGTTTATTCTTGTCAAGGCAGCAGGTTGGAGCATCGACAAGATGGAAGAGCCGGAACTGGTGGACATGAGCATGATTATCTGCACATACCAGACCCCCAGCCGCAATAAGGCGGAGGGAGCGCGGGACATGAAAGCCCCGGCGGTGCTGGACTTGTACAACATCATGCAAGACCTCGCCCAGCATTTCCGCGTTCACAACATCTTCGGCGACTATTTCAACGTGCTGCTCCCCATTGATTGTGCGATCCAGCAGGATAACACAAGCCCGTACTACTTCGCTACCGTGCAGATGGACGTGACCTGCCCCAGCATGAGCAGCGAGAATAACCCGGAAATTGAGGTGTTAATATGAGCGAGAAAAAGCAGACCGCCGCCGCAGAGAATACCGCAGCGGTGGAAAAGACCGGCCCCGTCGTGTACTGTGGACCGTCCGTAAAGAACACTGTGAAGCAGTTTACCGTGTACAGTGATGGCGACACGCTGCCGGACGCGGTGAATGACTTCCTGAACAAAATCCCGGCGGCACGGGGCCTGATGGTTCCTATCGCCGACTTCGCAAATACTCGCGCAGCTCTGGAAAACCCCAAGAGCGGCGCGGGTATTATTTTTGCCGCAGTCAAGGCGGCACTGAACTAAAGGAGGGAGTAACGCATGGCAGTTTATAAGCATGGCGTTTACGTCACTGAGCAGCCGACCGGTGTTGTTGCACCGGTACAGTCTACCGCTGGTTTGCAGGTGGTGATCGGTACTGCGCCGATCAACCGCGCCAGCGACCCCTATCACTGTACCAATGTCCCGATTCTGGCGACCAGCCTGAAAGAAGCCACCGCCGCCCTCGGATACGATGACGACTACGAGAAGTACACCATCTGTCAGAGTATGGGTGCTTGCTTCAAGGTTCTGGGCGTTTCCCCGGTCGTGTACATCAACGTCCTTGACCCGGCCAAGCACAAGAAAACTATGACCGAAACCACCGTGCAGGTCAACAGCGGTGTCGCCACCGTTGCCGTCAAGGACATTCTGCTGGACAAGCTGGTGGTCAAGTCCGCGTCCACGGATCTGACCGCTGGCACGGACTACACCGCAGCTTTTGACAACGAGGGTTATGTGACCATCGCCATCATCCCCGGCGGCAAGGCCACAAGTGCGACCAGCCTGACCGTGAGCGGTACGCAGATCGACCCCACTGCTGTTACAGCCGACGATGTTGTGGGCGGTGTGAATGCACAGGGCGTGGAAACCGGCATGGAGGTAATTCGCCAGATTTACCCCGCGCTGAACATGACCCCCGGCATCCTGCTGGCTCCCGGCTGGTCGGAGAACGCCACGGTTGCCGCTGGCTTGCAGGCCAAGACCACCGGTATCAACGGTGTTTTCCGCGCCGTCTGCATCGTAGATGTGGACAGCTCCACAACCGGCGCAAAGATGTACACCGGCGTGAAGCAGCAGAAAGAGAAGCAGGCCATCACGAGCGCGAACTGCTACCCGGTCTGGCTGTACGCCAAGGTGGGCGATGTGGTCTATGCCGGTTCTGCTATGGCCGCTGCACTGACCGTGGCGACCGATGCAGCCAATGGCGACATTCCCTATGTCAGCCCGTCCAACAAGACGCTGGCAATCTCCGCCGCCTGCCTGAAAGACGGCACGGAAGTGCTGCTGGATCAGGAGCAGGCAAACGTCGTCAACTCGTTCGGCGTGGCAACGTGGCTGAACATGAACGGCTTCCGTCTGTGGGGCAACAATACGGCCTGCTACCCCGGCAACACCGACCCCAAGGATCGCTGGTTCAGCGTCCGCCGCTTTATGAGCTGGGACGATAACACGTTCATTCAGACCTACTTCCAGAAAGTCGATGATCCGCTGAACAAAAGGCTTATCGAAGCTCTGGTGGACAGCGAGAACGTGCGCGGCAACAGCTTTGTTTCCCGCGGCATTTGCGCCCGTCATGAGATTCAGTACATCGAGAGCGAGAACCCGACCACCTCGCTGCTGAATGGCTGCATCACGTTCCACAAGTACCTGTCCCCGTTCAACCCGGCGGAGGACATCGAAGAGCTGGTGGAGTTCGACCCCAACGCGATCTCTGACGCGCTGGGCGGCTAAACGAGAAAGGAGGATATGAGTTATGGCACTGGATACTAACCTGACCCCGGAAATTGTCAACAGTTTCAACGTCTACATTGACGGCGTGAAAGCCATCGGCACGGCCCCGGAGATCACCCTGCCGCAGATCACCTCGGAAACTATTGATGTTTCCGGTTCTGGCATCCTCGGCAAGATCAGCGCACCGAACATCGGCCAGTTTGAGAGCATCGAGCAGGAGGTTTCTTTCAACCTTGTGTATTCGAGCTTTGTCAACGTGCTGTCCCCGAAGCGTCAGGTCAATCTGACTTTCCGTGTGGCGCAGCAGGCGGTCGATAAGAGCCTTGGCTATGCCTACAAGGGCCTGCGAATCGTCGAGATCGGTCGTGTCAAAGAGTTCACTCCCGGCAAGATCAAGGCGGGCGAGGGCATGGAAGCAAAGGTCAAGCTCGAACTGACCTACCTGATGATCGAGGTGGACGGCCAGCAGCTCTTGGAGGTTGACAAGCTCAACGGCATCTACAAGGTCAACGGCACGGATATGCTGGCGGGCGTGAACAGCCTGATCTAACGGACGCAAAACAATACGGCCTGTCCCTGCACAAACGGGGGCGGGCCGTGTTTTCACACAACGAAACGACGCTGAAAGGAGCGAACACCAATGGCAGAGGACA